CGTTAGTTAATAAATCTTTTAAACACCAAACTGGATTCGCGCTCCATCTGTCAACATAAGTGGTTCCGTCCCAAGACAAGACCGTATTATTGGATAATAATTTATATTCCTCAGTAAGAGGATCCCAATAATAATCTTCCCAATCGACTTCCGTAGCTCCATTCAATATATAAGGAACTTTTACCTTTTTTCCTCTTACTATTACTCCAAAATCCGGCATTGCTCCGCTTAATTGATCAGAAGCCAATGCCTCAACTCCTATAAGGGCTGAATATGGATATCTAAAATCATCAGTTTTGATTTCATCTACCTGAGTCCAAGTTAAATCTCCCTGTCTCATCGGTGATAAAGCAGAGTCATCAGAAGTCCTTGTAACTTTTATATCATATTTATTGGCTGGCAATCCGGTCTTTCTATAAATCCGTCTTACCGTATTACGCATTTTTTCTGTTATGTTTATAGTATCGGCAAGTATATAGGTTGAATCTACGTGTAATTTATATTCTACTTTATAAGTTATTGTCCAGCTTATTATTGTTCCGTTATCATCCTGACCGAATATTCCTCCGGTTGATTGTAAATGGACTTCAAATCCTTCAACATCACTATCTACTGTAGTATAGACGTATGGATTATTTTTGGTAAGCTCAGCGTTTATGGCATATAAATTATGTGAGTCCTCAAAATTACTTATGACTGATTGATCCTTAGTTCCGTATCTTCTACTTACAGAAATCCCATCAAAGTTTTCTGATGGATTATTGTTTATAATCAATTCTCCGGTGTTCTCAGCTATGGCCTGTATTTCTCCTTCGCATAAGCCTAAAAGAACATTAAGATAATTCTTATCGCCATCAGCGCGAACCCAAGAGTTTATTACGTTTCCTCCTACTCTATGTTCCCCATATACGACAGGGACCGGAGTTCCTACATCCATAGTAGTAGCGATTCCAGACCAGCCATAAGTAGGGCTTGATTCATCAATACTACCTGACGGCGTTAAAGTGCTATAAGACGGTGCACGTGGAGTAGTAAGCATAGAGTAGATTGAAAATCCTATTGAAGCTACAAGGAGAGTAATATCGAGAATGGTTCCTAAAGTAGCCCAAAAAGTTCCTAACTGTAAAAATCCAAATATAGCCGCGAAAGCTATATCAGGGGTAATAGTAATTTCATCTCCGTCATTGATATGCAAGGAAAAATCATCTATCTTTTTTCCTGAAACAATCACTTTAGACTTTTCAGGGTCATACGAATAGCCGGAAAGTTCAAGATAATCCTTAATCGTCTTTGAACGGCTAAATTCAAATTCCTTTTTTATCCTGCCTTCGTCCTTTAGAATATTAGGTATATATTTTATACTTATCATTTGTTTCTATTATATCTATAGATTCCAAAAAGTTTTTCTTTCCATTTAGGATCCGTAATCTTTGCTATTACTATTCCTGCGCCTTTACAACAATGCATAAAATCATTATGGCTTAAATATATTCCTACGTGACAGGCTACTCCTTCACTATTTTTAAATAATAATAAATCAAAAAATTTAGGAATTTTTTGTTCTTCCCAGTTCTTATAGTAATTATCAATGAAATAATTCTTGCCCTGATAACTCCATTTTACATCGTAATTTTCCATATCAAGTAGCTCTATTCCATCATCACGAAAAGCCAAAATAGGAAAGCCCCAGCAATCAAGGCCTTTCATATCACGTCCTCTGTGCTTATAGGGTATTCCTAAATATTTTTGTCTTAAAGTTTTCTCATCCATAATTACCAACTATCTCTTTCTATCATCTTATATATACTCCTTTCGAGGGAACGCTCGGCTGTCCTCCAAAATTTATCTGATTTCCTAAAGCTCTACAGGCATTTAAAGTTTTGGCGCAAGATGTAGCTGTTCCCTGATATTGACATCCTTCTAATGAATCAAGCATAATATTTAATATCGCTTTTTGTGAAGTAGTATAGACTACGCTTGTAGCTACAGAATAACGTATCTGATCTAACTGATATTTAAAAATCCACGGACAAGTATTCCTGCTATATTTTCTGCCGGGAAGCGTTAAACTTGAGATATCAAATTTACTTGTTAGAGTAAAAACTACGTCTTGTTCATTCGCGGTATAGCTATCAATATAATAAGTATCTATTAAACATCCATTCTCTTCATCAAGATTCGCAAAAATGGTTAAGATATCTAATCTCTTTCCCCTTATCTCGTAGATTTCTAAATAGGCCTGTATAAGCCTTGAAATATTTCCTATCGTAACTTTGACGGCATCGATTTCGCCGGAAGTATTTTCTCCTATCTCATCGTGGGATATCGGAAACTGAGTATATAATTGGTTTTGAAATATGATATCTTCTTCTCTTCCGGCAAGATATAAATTATGGCCTGCACCATCGTAATTATAGAGAACATAAAGATACAATGGTTGATTTTCAGCCTTATTTTTCTCAGTTATAAAATTATCTGATGGCGTTCTCATACTATACTACTGCACCTTCTGCTTGTCCCTCTACTATGGATATGGAATCATAGACCGAGATATTTACTATCTCAAATCCGAGAATTATATCTTCTAATATGGATGCTAAATCTGAAATTATTCCCAATTCTACCATCTCATCGTGCATTGAAACATTGCAGACAGCGGAAATAAGTTCATAAGCATACATAGAAATAACGGCTTGAAGCGATAGGGTTTGGAGCATCAATGTAACTTCGTATGTATTGAAGGCACGTCTTGAAACTTTAATGCTGTTATCAACGAACCTTACATTGTATCTTAATAAATCAAGAGGATTATCAAATTTGAATTGCTCATAGCTTCCTCGCCGAGCAACGTAAAAAGCTTTTATTAAATCTACTTCTGTTTTGGTGAGCGGATAGAATGTGCAAGTAAAAATCTTTCGGGGTTGAGCAGATTTTAAACGTCTCTGTTCAGCCCAGTTTTCAGCCGTCTGGACAGAAACATTGTATTGAGTTTCCTCTTCAAAAGGATAATTTCTGGTAAAATTAAAAAGTTCTTCCGTCATTAGGTCTCCTTTTTAATAACTTTCCTTGTAGAACCTTGACGTATTATGTTCTCATTTATTATATTAACTACTGCATTAGGATAGCGAGATAAAATTGCCGGAACCATTTTCTCATCTATCACATTTATAATATTTATTCCTGTTTCTCCGGCCTGATCCGCTGTTTTGACTTCTTCTCCCTGATGTAATTTATATAACCCTGTATGCGGAACATATTCCGTTCCCGAAGCATAGCTTGTAGGACTCCAAGTAGGAACTCCGCCAAAACTTCCTGATATCCCCGGCCCTACTCCTCCGGTTCGTGTCCCTATGGCCGTAGATGAACCTGTGGCTATTCCTCCCATTCCGGAGAAGAAGCTCAATATAGTTGATACCGTGCTGGCCCATAATGCTTGTGCTACCATTTGCGCTATCATATTTGAAAACGACTGTAAAATAGAATTGGCAAATGACTGAAAATAAGAAGCTGCATTATCTAAATTTCCCGTAAAGAAATCGAAAAGGAAAGTTGATAAAGTATTCTGCATAGACTGAACAGAATCACTTAATATCATAGGCATATCGCCGAAAACATCTTTAGCATCACCTTTTAATTTAAGGAAGCTTAGTCCCATAGACTCCATTTTCAAATTATAGGCATCTAAAGCTCCTCCCGCGGCCTTTAAACTCGTCATATAGGCTGTATTATAATCATCAAGTTGTTTTAAAAGAGCGCGTTTTTCCTGCTCTTGAAGTTTTGTATTATCAGTTATAGTCTTTCTCTGTAATTCCAATTCTTGCTGATGCTGATAGACCTTTAAAGCAACTTCATCCATCGTAAGAGTATTTATCTTATTTTGAATTTCAAGTTTTGCTTTTATATAATCTTCTGTAGCTTGCGTAGATAATTTAATCGCTTCATATTCGGCTTGATGAGCAGTTGTTATTCCTATTATTATTTTAGATTGATTAAAAATCTCTTTCTGCATCCTCTTCTTCATCGCTTCATCTTTACCGCCCTGTTCAAGATAAGCGTTGTATACATTTATAAGCTGTTCAAGCCTGTTTATTTCTTCCTTTTCTGCTTCACTTAAAAATTCTACTCCTTGTCGACAATATTCTACTACTCTTGAAAAATCTGAATAAGTTTTATCAAGTTCTGCAAGTGATTGTTTTAAACCTTCCTGAGCCTTTTTCAAATCAATATAGGCCTGAACTGCTCCGGCTACTGTATAAGAAGCAACGGCTATCGCAGCTATAACCGCAGCTAATGGGCCAAGACCGCCGACAGCGGCGATCGCTGCAGGCCCTATCGCCGAAATACCTGCAACCATAGCCTGTATTCGTGCTATTATTCCCAAAGTCATAAGAGAATTCCACGCAAGAGCAAAGGGACCAAGAAGAAGTAAAACACTTCCTATAGCCAAAGATAAAAGCCCTAACGCACCAGTAAGGATTACTATTGCTTGAGTCAATACCGGATGAGCATTAGCAAAATTTCTTAACGCCACGACTCCGGTAGTCAAGACATCAACAAGTTTTTTTAATGAAGGTATAAGAGTAATAGCTAAAGACATATAAAGACCCGTCATAGAAGCCTTCAAAGATTTCATCTGGTCTGAAAAGGCATCAATGTCTTTCGCATTTTCAGTAGTCAATACCACGCCTAATCTTTCAGCTTCATCTGAAAGTCTTTTTATCTCAGCGGAACCTAAATTCAAAATCGGAATAATTGCTGTTCCCTGCCGTCCGAACAAAGACATTGCTATGGATGTTTTCTTAGCTCCGTCCTCCATGCCTTTAAATTTATCAGATATTCTCATAAAAGCATCTTCGGCAGTTATGAGTTTTCCATTCACGTCTTTAATCTGTATTCCCAAATTTCCGAAATCTACTAAGTATTTTGCATTGCCCTGAGAGGCTTCATATATACCCCTATTCAAGAACTTAATGCTCATTGCTACCGCTTCAAACGAAGATTCCGTCTGGTCTGCAACGTATTTTAATTTACTTAAAGTCTCTGTAGTTATTCCGGTTCGTTTTGAGGTTTCGTAGATTTCATCATTGTAGGAAGTAACTGACTTAATCATAAGGGCAAATGAGCCAGTAATGGCTACGCCGACCGCAGTAAAAGCTACTCCAAGACTTGAAATTACATCTTTATTTTCTTTGGTAAACTTTTTTAAATCTCCGGAGGCCTGAGTAAGCTTGCCTTCCAAGTCTTGAATATTCGCGCCTAATCTTACAGCTAATGCAGCAAAATCTAAAGCCATTATTTCACTTCCTTTTTCTTATCCATTACAACCGTTCTGTGTATCCCGAAAGAAGCTAAAGGAACCGTGATAGGCTGGTCTGGATTATTTTTTTCTCTGTTCTTATTTTCTTCTATCCTTCCTATCACCATAACAGCCACGTTAAAACTAAATTCAAACAGGGTCATTCCGGTCAAAATCTCAACAGGCGTTTGTCCGTATCTTATAGCCAATGCGTCTACTATAGATACGAGGTCTCTGTTTTCAAAAAAATCTTTATACTTTTCAACATTCATTAAGCCTTTCCGGTTATTACGTCTATGATATATTTCTGATCTTCCATAGTTAATTCCG